GCGCGGGTGAACCACCGCTCGGTCTTTTCAGAAGACTGAATGTACTTATGATTTTGTTCAAACGTAAAGACCCAAAACTTTCTAAAATTTTCAAAAAAGATAGAGATTGGGTCAAGGAAAAATATATACGTAAATAATAACAATGAATCCATACTTTGAAGCACTTTTAAGAAATATAGGTGTTTTTATTTCCGTATTTTTTACGATACGATGGGCAGAAAAATCTGTTGTACCAGTGTATGATGTACCCCTAAATATATTAACTATTATTATAGCTATACTCTTAAATTATAGTGGACCATTGAAATTAAATAATTAAAGAAAAACCGCGTTGTATAATAAGTATGAGTACGTGCACAGTATGTTGTGATAAGTACAATAAAACACATCGTATGAAAGTTACATGTCCTCATTGTGATTACGAGGCATGTAAAACGTGTATCCAGACCTATTTATTATCAACTACAGAAGAACCACATTGTATGAAATGTAAACATGAACACGATCGTGAATTCATAGATTCATTTTGTACAAAACGTTTTAGGAATGTTGAATATAGAAAACATCGGGAACAGATTTTATACGAACGTGAAATGGCACGAATGCCAGAAACACAACCATACGCAGAATATAGAATAAAAATGAAAGATCTCAGATTACGGTATTTTGAACTTTTAGATCAAATGTTTCTTTTGAGAGATATGCGTAGAGAAGCGATAAACATGCGTAATTCGACAATTGAATATGATGATGCTATAGCTAAAATGCGTAGAGATATAGAGGAAATTGTAGAAAAGGTAAATTCACTCGAACTAAATGTCACTACAATTAGTAGTGAAAAGTTTACACGTAAGTGTCCATACGAAGAGTGTAGAGGTTTTTTAGATACGGATATGAAATGTGGGTTATGTGTTCAACAGTTTTGTGAGCATTGTAATGAAGTTATCATAGATTCCGAACACGTTTGTGATCCCGAAACGGTTGAAACTATGAAACTCATAAACAAAGACACTAAACCGTGTCCTAAATGTGGTACAATGATACATAAAATAGATGGGTGTGCACAAATGTGGTGTACCGAGTGTCATACCGCATTTGATTGGCGTTCGGGGCGTATAGAAACCGGTCGTGTGCATAACCCTCATTACTTTGAATTCAAGAAACGTTCAAGGGAACACGGAGACATACCGTGCGGTGGAAGACCCACGTTCGCAGAACTTGAAGCAAATGAAGCGGGTGTACATATATTAGATTTGAGTTATAAACTTACTCTATTGGATAGAGATATCATATATAGATACGACGGTATTGGCGATGATGATAATCTACGTTTACGTGTAGACTATTTAATAAAAATTATATCCGATGACGAATTTAAGAAGGAACTCCAAAGACGTGATAAACATAAATGTAAATTAGAGGATATACGGAATATATACGGAATGTTTTCCGATACGTGTGGTGATTTACTTAGACAATGGATGATTGATCCAACTAAAACGAAGGAGATACTGCGTACCGTTCACGCGTTAGCTGATTATTCGAATAATGTCATAACAAAAATAAGAAATAGGTATAATTGTTCGGTACCTTATTATATATTGTTACGTGCACTTTAAGAAGAGAGTCGTTTACATCATAAATGAAATTAATAGAATTAGCTTCGGCAGTTACATCACTTTTTCCATTTATGATTCTAGAGAATTTTGGTAGCGTATCGAGTATGTTTTACCATTTACATAGAAATGAAACCATGTATAAACTTGTTTATATATCCAGACATGTGGATCTTCTACGATTAGGGTACGTACTAAAAGGTGGTTTCGATTATATGGAACTCGTATTTAATTTTTTATCCATGATTATCATTTATAAATCGAGTATTCATGATAAAAGGTACTTAGATGTAAACTTAATCATAAGTGTAATTAAAAGTACATTTGGTATGCCTAAATTACACTACCTCGTCTCACTTTACTTTTGGTTTGTAGCATTTATTATTCATTACGATACTGTATTTGGAAGATATACAGATATAATAGTAAACTTACTTTTGTGTCCACCTCAATATTTATTGAAGAATAATATTATTGCAGTATAATAGAAAATGAATAGAATTATATTATTTGTATCATTTTTACTGATTATATGGTTTTTCATACCTATATATGAAAAACCCAGAGTAATAAAAGGTGTATTATCAAAACAAGACTGCGATCATATCAGGAAAATAGCAGAACCTAATCTACAACCTTCAACAATTGGGGGAGATTATGAAATAAATAATTCAGAGCGTAAAAGTGAAACTGCATGGATAAGAGCGTCAGAGGATCCCATCGTTGATAAACTTATACGTAAATGTCAATCCATGACAGATAGACCTTTCGAAAACTATGAAGATTTACAGGTTCTTAGATATAAACCAGGTGGGTTTTATAAACCTCATCAAGACACGTTTTGTGAAGATAAAAATAGACGTATGTATACATTCATAATTGCCTTGAATGACGAGTATGAAGGTGGTGAAACCGTTTTTCCAAATATAAATAAACGGTACCGTTTAGAAAAGGGTGATGCTTTGTTTTTTAATACGTTAAATAACTATGAATGTATGACAACAAAAGCTATACATGGAGGTGCACCAGTTAAATCGGGTGAAAAGTGGGTCTGTAATTTATGGGTACATAAATATGAATATACCGGACCCGCAAAACCTAAAAATAAATAATATTGTTTTTAACTAATTGTCCTTGATAACAAGTTCACCCCTATCCGCTAACATACGTCTATTCACCATGTGTTGTTCCTTAACATCGTCTTTATTTTGTCCGACGTAAGGAACCGCATACCCATTATCACACATCCATTTATTCACGTTCGTCCAGATACCATCTTCAAATACCCAAAGTTCACCGAGTGCGCGTCCATATTTACCGACCGAGTCGCGTTCTTGGCACCGCAATTCAATTTCACAATCGTCCTTATCGGATTCAACCGCTTTTGTGACCCAATTCAAAATCTTCTTCTTCGCGTGTTTCCCATAAATCTTTTCGATCTTATCGGAAGTTCGCGATTCCTCGGTATCGATACCGAGCAATCGTACACGTTGGCGGATGAGTACATCGAAACCCAAATCGATAAGAACGTCAACGGTATCACCGTCAACGACTTTCGAACACGAGTCGATTTTGTATTTAAATTCACAGGGTTTTTGGTTATAGGTAGTCATTATTATGCCTAAGTAACGGTTCTTTTCTTTAATAGTTTATAAAAATAAACCAATTATAGAACAATGGTACGAAAACCACCTCCATATGACCGAAGTTTTGCTTCAAATGAAAAAGGAGCGGCGTGTTGGCACGCTACAAAAAACGGTAAATTAAAACCACTGGACGTTTTTAAATCATCAACCAAAAAATACTGGTTTACGTGTGATAACGGTCATGATTTTGATATACGACTTAGTGATGTTACTAAGGGACGATGGTGTTTGACTTGTCATCGAACGCCTTCATATGAACAAAGTTTTGCTTCAAATGAAGAAAGAGCGGCGTGTTGGCACACTACAAAAAACGGTGATGTAAAACCACGGGACGTTTTTAAATCAACACATAAAAAATACTGGTTTACGTGTGATAATAATCACGACTTTGATATACGACTTAATGATGTTACTAGTGGACGATGGTGTTCGACTTGTCATCAAACGCCTTCATATGACCGAAGTTTTGCTTCAAATGAAAAAAGAGCGGCGTGTTGGCACGCTACAAAAAATGGTAAAGTAAAGCCACGGGACGTTTTTAAAACAGCACGTAAAAAATACTGGTTTACGTGTGATAATAATCACGACTTTTATGTACCACTTAATAACGTTGATAATGGACATTGGTGTTCGTCTTGTCATCAAACGCCTTCATATGACCGAAGTTTTGCTTCAAATGAAGAAAGAGCGGCGTGTTGGCACGCTACAAAAAACGGTGTTGTAAAACCACGGGACGTTTTTAAATCAGCACCAAACAAAAAATACTGGTTTACGTGTGATAATAATCACGACTTTGATATACGACTTAATGATGTTGCTAAGGGACAATGGTGCCCGTCTTGTGTTAACAAAACAGAAACGCGCGTTTTTGAAACATTAAGAAATAAAGGATACGATGTTGGTAAAAAATCGAACCGCAAAATGTTTAAAACTAAGTATAGATATGATATAATTATAGATGATAAGAAAGTAATAGTCGAAGTCGATGGTCGACAACATTTCAGACAGGTTAGTAATTGGTGTTCACACGAAGAAACGTATAAAACTGATATATACAAGGAAGAACTTGCGCGTAAAAACGGGTACCGCGTTGTTCGAATATCACAAGAATATGTATGGTACCACCAGATCGCAAAAAATAAAACGGAATGGATTTCAAAATTAGTAAAAGCTATAGAGAGTGAGCATGAAAACCAATTTATTTCCGATAGTGATGAGTATATTCATAGAAGTGTATTTACAAATCAAATTCCTTTTTAGTCCCACCATCGTACGCGTTCACGAACCCTGAATCTATCGTTTTTAAACCTAAGTTGTAACATATCGTTATTAAAATTAAATATTAAAAATGGTCAAAACTCGAAACCAATTACGTAAATCTAAATACAAGCGAACAGCTAAACTCGGTCGCGATGTATATACACCAGATAAGGATGGGTACACAGTTATTAGGAATACACCTGGAACTGGTAATGTTAAACACCCATTATATATAACTGGTGATAAGAAAAGACAACTTAAAAAGAAGTTGGCAAAAAAACAAAAGTGTTCACGATACGAATGTAATCGATGGTTTGAAGTTGCTGCACACGTAACATGTGAAAATGATAAACATCATTACATTGTACCGTTATGTAGACGATGTAATAATCCAAAACGGTACAAACCGTTTTGGACGTCGCCATATATAGAGATGGTCCGTATTGAGAAAGTATATACTCAACGGGTATCAAAACCTATTTTAAATAATGATATTTTAATTTAACCAAGCGTATGATGACACTCCCAACACAGTGTTGCCACGGGGTATTGTTTATGTAATTCTATAAACTTCCTCAATATTATGTG